ACGTTATCACCAGAAGGTAGAGGTGGTATTAAAAAAATAATGGAAATGATGAGAGAAGATGAGTTATTAAATTTTTTACCAAAAAATGATGACGCTTTCTTTGTTTTCTGGAGTTCTTTTATTACTATTATAAAAAAGGAAGAAAATGATTACAACACAAAAAACAAATAACATGGAAGAAAAAAGAGAACAACGTAAATTTGAATTTACACTTTACCTAAACGATAACATTATCGTACAAAGGTTTTTTAACATTATTGGGTTTAATAATAAAGCCATCAATTCTTTGAATTTTAAAGAGGCTATTGATGATAATATGTATTTGATTCAAAGTGTCCTAAAAGATAGGACTTTGGATTTTATCACCGAACACCAAAGACATTTTCTCGAAACAAAAGATTACGAACAAAATGCATCAAAGGATGTTATGAAAATCGTTGTTAAACACGATGGTAAAGTTATTGCGTATAGAGAATGGGACGCAACCATTTACCCAGTTAAAGTTAGATACACAGTTGATATACGCCAACATATCTATGATTTAATCACTAGAGTACAAAAATGTTTGTGCACACCAACTAGAGATCTTGAAACAGAGTACATAGGGTATGATTTACAGGTTCAATTAGTATAAAATAAAATTTAAATGAGTAATATAATAAACAGTTTTGACGATTTAGGTAAAGATTTCCAATTACAACTAATCAATGAGATAATTACGGACCATAAATTTGGGTTAGCGATAGTTGACATTATCGACCCCAAGTACTTTTCATCTGAAGCCTTCCAAAGGATAACACACATGATTAAATCTTATTATAAGAAACATGATGTGTTAATGAACTTCCCAGCTTTAAGAGCGTTAGTTAACCAAGAGGTGAGTTCCGAGCACGTTGCTTTAAGAACACAATTAGATGATACTATTACCGATATTGAGAATTGCACAATCGGTAATTTAAATACACAGGATAACGCTAAGAAATTCTGTAAATTACAATCCGTTAGAACTGCCGTAAACGAAATAAAAACAAAATTAGATCGTGGTATTATTTCGGATTACGATGAGATCGAAGAAAAGATCAAAAATGCGATAACTTTTAAAGAAGAACAAGATCCGATATTATTATTTGATAATATTGACCGAGTTTTATCCGAAGATTATCGTGACCCAGTACCAACTGGTATTCAAGGTATAGATGTTTGTACCAAAGGTGGTTTGTCAAAAGGTGAGGTTGGTCTGGTTATCGCACCACTTGGTGTTGGTAAAACGACTTTCCTAACCAAGGTAGCTAGTTCGGCATTTCTTGAAGGTAAAACGGTGTTACAGATTTTCTTTGAAGACAAAGAAGAAGCGGTACAAAGGAAACACTTCTCAGCTTTAACTAAGATACCACTAAGTGAGTTATCTGAAAACAAAACTTTAATCCAGAACAAAATCAAAAGCATCAAAGAAGAACATAAGAACAATCTTTATCTACAAAAATTACCTTCAGATGGTGTTACGATTAATAAATTAAAAAACATCATCAAAAAGATTAATTCTAAGGGTACTAAAGTTGATGTATTAGTTTTGGATTATATTGATTGCCTTTCAATGGAAAAAGAATTTTCAAATAGCGAAGAGTGGTCAAATGAGGGTAAAATCATGAGAGCGTTTGAGAGTATGGTTGATGAGATGAACGTTGTTGGTTGGACAGCCACACAAGGTAACAGAAGCTCAACTAGTGTTGAGGTGGTTAAGACCGAGAACATGGGGGGTAACCTAAAGAAAGCACAAATCGCTCACTTTATAATGAGTATCGGTAAAACACTTGAACAAAAAGACCAAAAGATCGCAACAATATCGATTCTTAAAAACCGTATGGGTGATGATGGTATGATATTTAAAGATTGCTTATTCGACAACTCAAGGATTATAATCGACACCAATGACGTACTAACCGAAAAGGGTTTTGAATCACAACAACAACAATCAAAGACCGAACAAAGAAGAAGATATCTTGAAAGCGTTGCGGCACAAAGAGATACAGAAGTTGAAAATATTTCTTTAGAAATTGATGCTAATATCTAAAAACATTACTATCTTTGTTCATATTTATTTAAACAATAAAAATTAATTATGCAAGAACCTATTTTACAGGAAAACCCTAACAGATTTGTTATTTTTCCAATTGAACACAATGACATTTGGGAGTTTTATAAACAACACCAAGCGGCCTTTTGGACCGCAGAAGAAGTAGATCTATCTAATGATATTAGAGATTGGCAAAATTTAACTGATAATGAAAGATATTTCGTTAAAAACATACTTTCATTTTTCGCTTCTTCGGATGGGATTGTAAATGAAAATCTTGCTGAAAATTTTTTAAAAGAGGTCCAATACCCAGAAGCTAAATTTTTCTATGGTATGCAAATTGCGATGGAGAATATTCATAGCCTTATGTATTCTTTGTTGATTGATACATACATTTCAAATCACCAAGAGAAAATCGAAAGTTTTAGAGCATTAGAATATCTACCTGCTGTACAGAAAAAAGCTAAATGGGCTTTAGATTGGATTGAAAACGCCTCTTTTCAAGAAAGGTTAGTTGCGTTTGCTGCTGTTGAAGGTATTTTCTTTTCAGGATCCTTCTGTTCCATTTTTTGGCTAAAATCAAGAGGATTGATGCAAGGCCTATGTAATGCAAACACCCTTATCTTTAAAGATGAGAATTTACATTGTGATTTCGCTATCCATCTAATTAATAACCATATTGTTGACAAACCATCTGAGGCTAGGATTAAAGAAATTATTTTATCTGCTTTAGATATTGAAAAAGAATTTATCACAGAATCATTACCAGTATCTTTAATTGGTATGAATTCTAATTTAATGAAACAATATTTAGAATTCGTAACTGACGGGTTATTAGTTAAATTTGGTTGCAAGAGAGAATTTAATGTTGAACAACCTTTTAAATTCATGGAGCAAATCGCTGTTGAAACAAAGGGTAATTTCTTCGAGTCTAGAACAATGGAATATCAAAAGGCTAAGTTGAATGAAAAACTTAGTTTCACCGATGATTTCTAATTAAAATTAAAATATTAACATAACATTAAAAATAAAATGATCATACAAAAACGTAATGATGAGCAAGCTGCGTTTAATCCCACAAAGATTTTAACAAGAATTAAAAAAGCTGCCAAAGGTTTAAAAGTTAACACTGATGAAATATTCATTAAGGGGATAACTTCCCTACCAAATGAAGGGGTGGTAACAACAAAAGAGATTGATAAATTGATAGCTGAGATTGCTGCGTCATATACTGGTAGTCACTATGATTACAGTAAATTAGCCGCAAATATCGCTATCTCTTCTTATCATAAAGAAACAAACCCAAGTTTTAGCGAAACAATGAATTTGTTAGCTGAAGATGATATTATCAACGAGACGCTAATTAAAATGATTAATGAATACGGGCCAGATAAAATTGATGGTGCTATTAATCACGAAAAAGATTTCCAGTTTGATTATTTCGCTTGGAGATCTCTACATGAAATGTATTTAACAAAAACATCTCAAGGTAGACAAATTGAAAGACCACAACATATGTATATGCGTGTGGCGCTATGGGTTACAAAATCATTTGAAGAAGCGATTGAATATTATGAAGCTTTATCGAATCAATTTATTTCACCCGCAACACCTATCATGATTAATTCAGGTACCAAAATCCCTCAATTAGCATCATGCGTGTTACACTACAATAACGATGACTCAAGAAACGGTCTTTTAGATAGTTTAAGAGACATCTCTGTTTATTCTGCTGATGCAGCTGGTATCGGATTATGTATGTCAAATATCCGTAGTAAAGAAAGTAGGATTAAAACATCTGGTGGTTTTGCTGGTGGTTTATTAAAATACCTTAAAATTGTAAATGAATCACTTCGTTTCTTTAACCAACAAGGTCGTAGACCAGGTAGTGCAGCGATTTATATTGAACCATGGCACAAAGATATTTTTGATTTACTCGAAATTAAAAAGAATACTGGTGCTGAAGAATTGAGAGCTAGAGATCTGTTTACAGCACTATGGATCCCAGATAATTTCATGAGAGCCGTAGAAGAAGATGGTGATTGGTATTTATTCTGCCCGAATGACATCGTTAAGAACGGTATTAAGCCACTTCAGGAGTGTTTTGGTAATGAGTATGAGGCTAACTATGACAAAGCCGTAGAAATGGGTTTAGGGAAGAAAGTAAAGGCTCAGGATATTTGGATTAAAGTAATTGAATCACAGGTTGAAACTGGTATACCATATCTTTGTTCAAAAGATAATGCCAACAAAAAAACGAATCATCAGAATATCGGTGTTATTAAACAATCAAACCTTTGTAACGAAATTTACCAATTCACAGATGAAAAAACTACAGCTATCTGTACATTGTCATCTGTAGTTGTTAAAAACTATGTAAAAAACAAAACTTTTGATTTTGAACACATGTATCATGAGGTTAGAAAAGTTGTTAGGGCGCTAAATAAAGTTATTGATATTAACTCATATTCAACTGAAAAGGGTAAAAAAGGTGGTCTTGAACAAAGGGCGATTGCTATTGGTGTACAAGGTTTAGCTGACGTATTCTTTTTAATGGATTACGTTTTTACATCGGATGAGGCTAAAGAATTGAATAAGAAAATTTTTGAAACAATTTACTACGCTGCTATTACAGAAAGTAATGAATTATGCCGTTCTGGTAAATACAAACCGTACAAACACTTTAAAGGTTCACCGATGTCAAAAGGAGAGTTTCAATTTGATATGTGGGGTGTTGATGAAAATGAATTGATGTGGGATTGGAATTCATTAAAAGTATCTGTTAAAGAATACGGTATTTGTAATAGTTTGTTCACGGCTCAAATGCCAGTAGCTTCTTCGGCTAAAATCACTGGATCATATGAAATGACAGAAGTTATTCCATCTAACCTATTCAATAGAAGAGTTGTTGGTGGTGAGTTCTTAATCGCAAATAGATATTTGATTGAAGATTTTGAGGATTTGGGTATTTGGTCAGAAGGTTTTAAAAATGAAATCATTATGAACGAAGGTTCTATCCAAAACATTAACTTTAACAAGTTTTTGGACCCAACTGACAAACATTATGAGAAAAAAATCAAAAGAATTGAGCATTTAATTCAAAAATATAGAACAATTTGGGAAGTTTCACAGAAAGAATTGATTGATATGGCAGCTGATAGAGCACCATTTATCGACCAATCCCAATCTATGAACGTTTATTTCCAGGCACCAACTGTTCAGAAATTATCATCTAGTCACTTTTGGGCTTGGAAACGTGGTCTTAAATCACTTTCTTATTATGTGAGAACAAAGGCTATTTCAACAGGGGCAAAACACTTAGCGATTAATGTTTCAGCAACTGAATCATCAATGTCAGCTATGGTTAAGCCAGAACCAGCTCAAATACAAGAAGTAACTAAACCAGAGAATAGTCAATTCGATTGTTTCGGATGTAGCTCTTAACCAAACATAGGTTATTAGTTACATATTATTTCAATGATATAAATCCCACCTAACTGGTGGGATTTTTTTATTTACAAAAAATAAAATATACCGATATTTATTTATAAAAGATTTATGGCAATAAAGAAACAAACATTTGGTATGGATTTCCCATTCGTGAATTCGAATAGTGGTGATTATGTTGGATTAACCACAATACCCGAATCAGAGGTTAAAGCTATGCTAATCCATTTATTATTAACAAAAAAGGGATCCAGATATTTTTTGCCAGATTTTGGTACAAATTTATATCAATATATATTTGAACCGTTAGATGACATAACCTTAGGTAAAATAGAGGCTGAAATTCAAGATGCGGTTGAAAAATATATTCCAAATTTAAAATTAAACGATGTTGTCATTACCAGAGTTGGTGATGAGGAGCGATATAAAAACGATACCGAAAGAGAACATCAGATTAGGATAAACCTAGATTATACAATAACAACAAAAACGTTCCAGACAAGCGATAAATTGGCTATAACACTATAAAAAATGGCAAGACAGATAAATTACAGTAAAAGGGATTTTGCTTCCTTAAAAACGGAGCAAATCAATTATATTAAACAGTATTACCCAGAAGTTGTACAGAATTTTAATGATGCATCTATACTATCAGTATTTTTGGATTTGAATGCGGCTATTGCGGATAATTTAAACTATCAGATTGACCGTGCATTACAAGAAACAGTTCTTGATTATGCTCAGGAAAGACAATCTTTATATAATATCGCCAAAACATATGGTTTAAAGTTACCAACTAAGTCAGCCGCTGTTGCGGTTGTTGAGTTTACAGCACAAGTACCAGTTTATGGTGACCAAGAGGATAAAAAATATTTACCAATCATTAAAGCTGGTACACAAGTTAGTAATGGTTCTGGTGCATATGAGGTATTATATGATATTGATTTTGCTTCCGCAACTAATAGTTCTGGTAATGTTGATAGAACTAAAAGACCAATTTTTATAAATAATAAATTAACTGGTTATAGTATAACAAAAACTGGTATCGTTGTTGCGGGGTCTAGTAAAGTTTACACACAATCGTTCTCAACAACACAACCATTTTATAAGATAACATTACCAGAGAATAACGTATTATCGGTTGATTCAATAATACACAAAGCTGGTACTAATTATACAGCAACACCAGCTGAGAGTGAATTTTACAGTAGTTCTAATAAATGGTATGAGGTACCATCATTAGCTGAAGATAATGTTTTTACTGAAGACACAACAGCACCAAGAGTCAACGGAATTGCTAAAGGGGTTTATCAAAAAATTGATAAAAGATATATCACTGAATTTACCCCAAATGGATTCTGTCAGATAACATTTGGTGCTCAAACCGATTCATCGTTTGATATTTTAGATGATTTCATGGATGGCGGTAGTTTTAGCCTAAAAAGTTTCTTAAGAAATGGTAGTTTAGGTATGGCCCCGATCACAAATACTACAATGTTCGTTAAATATAGAATAGGTGGTGGTGTTGAATCTAATACTGGTGTTGGTACGATAACCGATATAACTAGGTTAAATGCGACAATTAATGGACCAGATCAAAATATTAACTCAACCGTAAGGGCTTCTATTGGTGTTAACAACACAACACCAGCTGTTGGTGGTTCAGATGAACCAACAATCGAGGAGTTAAGAAATTATATAGCGTATAACTTCTCTGCTCAAAATAGAGCTGTTACACTAAATGATTATAAAGGTCTAATTATGTCAATGCCTAGCGTATTCGGTTCACCCGCTAAAACGAGTATAACCCAAAGACAAAATAAGATTGAGATAGGTGTTTTAACTTATGACGCTAACGGTGCTATATCAAATGTCGTTTCATCTCTATTGATGGAAAATATCGCTGCATATCTTTCTAAATATAGAATGATTAATGATTATGTTATTGTTAAACCAGCTGAAGTTGTTGATCTAGGTTTTGAGGTTAGCGTATTAGTTGAAACGGGACAGCAAGTTCAAGTATCCGCTAAAATATCTAATACTGTTAAAGGCGAGTTTACTAATGATAAAACAAATCTTGGTAAGAGCTATAGTGTTGGTGAAATGATTAAGAAAATCACACAAATTGATGGTGTATTAAATGTTAATTACATTAAAGCCTACAACAAAACTGGTTCTGGGTATTCATCTAACACAACAAAACAAACAATAATTGATACAGCAACTGGTGAGATTGATATCACAAACAATTACATCATCGTTGAGGAATATCAAATGCTTAATATTAAAAAACCTGATGTTGATATTAAAATCATACCAGTAATAGCAACAGGGATTAATTAAGGATGGAGAAAAACATTAAAATAGTATTAAATCAGGATACACCAGATGAAAGAATATTAGTTAATCTAGAAGATGAGTTTGATAATTTAGAGATTTTAAGCTTAAAAATATCAAGCACGGATGTATATAGAAAAACTTCGTCTGATTTTGGCGTTATTGTTGGT